AAAGATTACGAGGGTAACTATGCAAGAAACTTCTCTCGCAGTTTCACTCGAAACTTTACACGACTAAGCACTCGTGTTCGAAGTAGTGCATACACTCGTAACCGAAGCAGTAATTACAATACAACTCGTGTAAGTAATTATCAAGGTGGTGTAACGGATACGTATACAAGGAACAGAAGTAGTAACTATATCGGAAACTACATTTCGGATGAAATTCAAAATACTAACGAAACAATTGAAACGTTTACATTGTATGTAAGGACGGCATAAATAATATTATGGCTACACCGTTAAAATCAAACAATGGGAGTGATGGCGACCTCAAGGAGATGACAACCTCTGAGGAGAACTATCTTGCGTATCGTGCTGGATTAAATCTCTCTGCTGGTGGGACGGGTCAAGTCTATTCTTTGAACACAGATGCAGCTGGTTCTCTTGTCGGAACGTATACTGATACTGCATATGACCAAGCAGTCGGAACACACGGAACAACTCTTACTCAGACAACTACAGACACCTCGATTCACCAACGTGAAGGAACTGCAACAGAATCAGGAAACTTCAGATATCCTATCAAATGGGATACATCCACCAATCCTGATTCTGTTAAAGAGATGACCGATGCAGAAGTCTCGACAATCACAGACCGATTGATTGGAACTATGTTTGCAAACGATTATCCAGGCGTCTATCGACTTGGGTCATCTTCGCCAGGCGCTGATTTCGATACTCATATTGCAACTGTATTCAGTGATACAAGAACTGACGGAACAACTGTAAATTATAATATCTATCAACGTCAATCGATGTCTTCACCACCTTCTGCGGTGCGTCCGATGTCTATCAAAAGAAGTAGTGGTAATACAGGTTCGTTCCAAGGTCTTCAAGAGATGTCCGATGCTGAAATAGGACATACCTTTGGTCAACGTGCAAGAACACGTATCATGGCTGGTAATAACGGAGTCGGAACATATCTGTTATTGTCCGCAACCGATGGTAATCCAACCGCAAACGGATATAGCGGAACATGGGTAGCAAAAGGAACTGCGACTGATACGACCAATACAGTATCTTCTCAGGACTATACTCGCACATCAACAAGAACAAGAACCAGTAATTACACTGGTAACTATTCACGTGATTTTGTAGGTAATTACTCACGTAATTTTGTAGGTAATTATAATAGAAGTTTTATTGGTAACTATAGTAGAACATTCCAAGGAGATTATTCACGTGCCTTTGAAGGTAACTATGTAGCAAACTTTGTTGGTAACTATAGTAGAACATTCCAAGGTAATTACACTCGTGCGTTTACTCGTATTTCTACAAGGACAAGAATATCAAACTATACTCGAATCAGCACAAGGACTCGTAGTTCAGCATATTCTAGAACTCGTATCGCAAATAGAAGTTCATCATATTCTAGAACTCGTATTCAAAACAGGAGTTCTAATTATACTCGTATTTCTACACGAACATCTTCTCGTCAATATACTCGTATAAGGTCGGCAACCTTTACAGGTAACTACGCAAGAACCTTTGTGGGTAACTATGCGGGTAACTTTTTGGGTAACTATGCAAGAATTTCTACTCGAACAAGTATTTCTCAGTATACTCGTATTTCTACAAGAACCTCGACAAGAACCTCATCACGAATCTTTGCAAGAACAGGTTCTTATACGGGTAACTATACAGGAAATTATACTCGTATTCGTATCATAAACTATGCACGAAACTTTGCAAGAACAGGTTATTATACGGGTAACTTTGTAGGTAACTTCACGGGTAACTTCACAGGTAACTATGGTCGCACTCTATACTATGTGGGAGCAGGCCCATATAGTTCATATCAATTCTCACAAACAGCGCCTTTTTATTATGTTGTATACTCTTTTGCAGATTCTTGGTATTGGAATGGCACTATGGTAGCTTCTTCTTTCTCACCAACGCCAGCTGGAGCTACATACGCCCCAACTGGCTCTACTACAGTTAGTAATGGTGCTTATACCTATAATAAAGGCCCTTTGCAGGTAACGGTGCCTGCTACTAAATTCGTTCCAACAATATACTACTATTCCATAAGACGTAGGGCAAATAGCGCAAGTTATGCTCGACTTGCTAGCTATTCAAGAATCTCGACAAGGATTTCGACAAGGATTTCTACACGAACATCTACTCGTATCTTAAATTATGCACGTAACTATGCGGGTAACTTTTTGGGTAACTATACAAGAATATCTACACGAACATCTACTCGTATCTTAAATTATTCACGAAATTATGCAGGTAACTTTGGGGGTAACTTTACGGGTGACTATGGTGGGACAGCATATACGGGTAACTTTACGGGTGACTATACTCGAATAAGCACAAGGACTCGTATTCAAAACAGAAGTAGTTCGTATAGTCGTAATCGAATTGCAAACTATACAGGGAACTATACTCGTAACTTTGGGGGTAACTTTACGGGTGACTATACTCGAAATTTTGAAGGTAACTACGTAGGTAATTATGCAAGAACCTTTGTAGGTGACTTTGTAGGTAACTATACTCGTAACTTTGCGGGTGACTATACGGGTGACTACACACGAGGATTTGCGGGCGACTTCCTCGGTGATTATACTCGTGCATATACTCGTGACAGAAACTCTACATATAGTAGAACAAGAGTAAGTCAGGCATATACACGAATACGTAATTCAGCCTATACACGAACAAGAGATTCTAATTATAACCGAACCCGTATATCGAATTTCAACCGAACAAGGGCCTCGGCGTATTCGAGGACTAGGAATTCTGTTTATACTAGAGTTTCTACTCAAAATTTTGAAGGAAACTTCTTGGGTAACTATGCTTCTGATACAATTCAAAGTGGAAATCAGACTGCGGAGACATATACACTGTATTTAAGAACCGCATAAATAATTTTATATAAAGGAGAATGAACGTGAATAATAGAATATGGTTAGATAATGCTTTTTGGGAAACACCCAAGAAAAATGTTCTAAACGCAATTTGTGAATTTGATGAAAACGGCAGACGTATTCGTCAAGTTATGAAATTAAGACGCTACGGTGATGACGGGAAACCCAACCCTGATTTTGACGAAGCGTTTAACTATCTAGGTGAAGATGTTATCGCCAAGTCTACCGAAGAAAGAAGACAAAGAAAACTTTCTGAGATGGACATGGAAAATGAACGTAAACTTGAAGAACAAAAAGCAAGGAAGATGGAAGAGTTGTTTGAATACAAACTCCAACTCTTTGAAGTTCCTGAAATCAAGAACACCACTCTTCGAAAAATGAGAGCGAAGTTGCGTAGGGCTAAGTCAATTCCTGAAGCAAATCTTTACTCTATGTTAATTATGAAACATGAGTTGGAGGAAGAAGGTGACCTCTAAGGGATTTCTTATTGTTGCATCTAAAAATCTAAATTTTTACAAGTATGCAATCAATCTTGCTGAATCAATAAAAGATTTTTATCCTGAAGCAAAAATCTGTCTCTGCACCGAAGAAAGATTTCTTGATGGTAGAGAAGAGATTGCGGATGATATTCTTCTATGTGATAGTCATTATCGTGCAAAGTTATGGGCGTTGTCACGTTCTCCCTATGATTTGACGATGTATGTCGATGCAGATATTGACTGTGAACATGAGGATATTGCAAAGGTTTGGGATGAGATAAAAGACTATGACATGGTTTTTCATGAGTTAACTGAAGAAAGAGAAAAGTTTTATGCAATAAGACATTTTTCTGTTCATGGTCAAAAAGAAAAATTTAGACTTTGTGGAGGTGTGTGTTTATATAATCTCGCAAATCCACTTGTCAAAGAATTTATGGCAGAGTGGTATGACTTGTTCTATGAACAATTCGATGGTCAGTGGAGACCCGATGGTTTTGATGATGTCACATGGGATGACTTGAAAGACTTTGACCAAACTACATTATGGTATATGACCGAAAAGATGGATAAATATAAAGACCTAAATATAGGCATATTTTATGATGATATTCGTTGGAATTTTTTCACGCAGTATCAATACGAGAACCTGAAATCAATTGAGGGTAAACCACCAATTCTAAGACACTATTCAGGTTCTTTACATAAGGATAGGTATCTTGTATGAGAATGATTAATGTTCCCATTAAGAATGAAGAACTATTAGATATTCTTAATGAATGGTTATGGTTTTATGATAATCGTGAAGATGTAGAAAAATATATTAAGTTGAAAGCAAGTGACCAATTGATGTCTGATTGGACAAGTGCCGAACATCGTGACTTTATTATAACAGAAGGCAATCAACACGAAGGTTATCCTGAATGTCTAAGAGGGTATTCTCTTGAAGGTCATAAATTATTAAGAAATGACCTTGCAAAAGATTTTCGAGTAAGTTATCGAGATGAAGGGGACGAAGCAGAAAGAAAGTCAAATGAATTCATTACTCGTTGTGCAAAGAAGTATTCCGAAATCAACGAAAAACTTGGTAATTTCCTTGTAATAAAAAATAATGCACTTGCAGCTTTGTATCCACCCGAAGGATTTATTTCGTGGCACAATAATGCAAACGCATCCGCATATAACTTCATTTTCACATGGAGTGAAACAGGAGAGGGTTGTTTCAAATATGTTGATGCTGATACGGGCGAAGAAGTTATTCTTCATGACAAAAAGGGATGGAACTGTAAAGCAGGATATTTTGGAAGTTATGATGAACACCAATCCCAAATATGTTATCATGCAGCCGAAACCAAATGTTGGCGATTCACTCTCGGATACATGTTAGACCGTAGTAGTCACGCCCTTGGAATGCAAGAAGATGTTATTTCAGAAATAAGAGACGAATTGTAATTCTCTAGAGTAAAACCCTTATAAATAAAAGAAACAGATTCTTTTATACCAAATGGGTTTTACGAATGTCAATTAGATACGAAGATTTAATCATTAACCAAGGCACGGATGTCGCAATTGAGATACATTGCGAAGACGAGAACGGCAACAAAAAGAACCTCTCTAACTATAGTGCCTCCGCCATGATGAAGCGTAATTATGGTGATAGCGATGGTGACCCATACACACAAGAATTCAATGCAGTTATAGCAAGTCCGTCAACTGATGGAATTGTCAACATTTCATTAACAAACACTCAGACCGATACACTCCTTACGAGGGGTCGATACGTTTATGACGTTGAACTTAGTTTTGTAGACAGTGACTCTAATACTATTATAGAACGTATCCTTGAGGGGAATATAGAAGTTTCGCCTTCTGTAACGAAACCATAATAGGATTGTAGTTATATGTCGCAGAAAATTGTAGTAAAAAAAGTAAAAGTCGGTATTCCGATAAAGAGAGTAACTTCGGGTGCATTCTCTGTTAATAACCTTGGTGGTGTATCTACAGAGGGACAAACAGGTGGTTCATTATTAATACATGACGCTGGTCAAGCAAAATTCGTAGTTGGAACTATCGAAGGAACTGGCGGAACAACCGTAGATTATGACAGTGGTAATAACAAATATGAGATAACCACAAAGAGTTTTTCATCTATTGATTCTGATATTATTCCCGCAACAAACGAGACGATTGACCTCGGTAGTCCGACAAGAAAATTCAAGGAATTATATCTAAGCGGAAATTCTCTACATCTCGGTAATATTATTCTGAAAGACAGTGATTCTAAATTTACTGTTAAGGATAGCGACAATGCTGACCCAATTGCAATTGACCTTGCACAAAACACAACAACAGATTTAGCCGAAGGCACAAATCTTTATTTTACAAACGCAAGAGTTAGAACAGAAGTCGAAGGACAAGACCTTAATCTAGGTAGTAACGACTTTATAACTACGGGTTCTATAAGATATCAAAACGTATTTGATAGCGCAGACTTACTCCCTGATGCATTACAGTATCATGGTATGTTTGCTCATATCCATTCAACGGGAGTTGCAGTTTTCTCTCATGGGGGCGCTTGGCATACACTTGTAGACCAAAGTTCTACAAATTCACAAACTGTTAAACAACTGACATCTGATTCTGCAAATATCACTATGTTGACAGTTGATAGTGCATCATTCACAAATCTATCAGCAGACAATCTAACCTTTAATACCGATGCGGTTGCAGAAGGTAATAATTTATATTACACAACTTTAAGAGCAGATTCAGATGCAAAAAGAGCAATCAGTGTTCTTGACCAAGGCGGTGATGGTTCATTAAGTTACGATACAGCTGCGGGTCAAATCGAATATAACGGCCCATCTGCAAGTGAGACTCGTGCTCATTTCTCTGCGGGTGGAGATATTACATACGATAGTTCTACAGGTCGATTCAGTCTTGATGTCGAAGCATCATATACTCAAGCAAACTTTGAATCTGACCTTGGTGCAGCCGTAGCAGGTGGCACGGGAATCACGTATGATAGTGGTAATGATGTTATTTCTATTACAAATACTGGAGTATCTCAAGGGACATATGGTTCTGCATCACAGATTCCAGTATTCACAGTCAATGCACAAGGTCAATTAGACAGTGCGGGAACAGTTGCGGTTGCGGGTGTATCATCTATAAACTTTGATTCATCTAATGGTAATTTAACAATCAACACTGCGGACGGTGGAGTTTTTACTGAGACTATCACACTTGACCCATACACAACAACAGATTTAACCGAAGGCACAAATCAATACTTCACAACCACAAGAGCAAGAAATTCTCTTCAAAGCGGAACAGGAGTAACATACGATAGTTCTACGGGTCAAATCAGTATTGGTCAAAGTGTTGCAACAAGTGACAGTGCAGAATTCCAAGGATTAAAAGTAACTGCAACATCATCTCTCAGCACCATAACTGCAAATACACTTACACTTGCAACTGCACCGACATTCGTAGGTGGAACATTTACGGGTGACGTTTCGTTTGATTCCGATGTCACAATTGCGGGTAATCTAGATGTTACTGATTCCGCATCATTTGGTGGCAATCTAAAGGTTGTTGGTAACCTTATTGTATCAGGAACTACGACAACTGTCAATACCGAAGAAGTAAATATTGCAGATAATATTATTGTTCTGAACTCCAATGCAACGGGTTCTGCAACTGAAAACGGTGGTATTGAGATTGAACGTGGCAGTGACCCAAACAAAACTTTCATTTGGGATGAGGGTAATGACAGATGGACACTCGGAACAGAAACGCTTGTTGCGGGAACATTAATTGGTAACGTAACAGGACAAGTATCAGATATCTCAAATCATAATACAGGAGACTTGACCGAAGGGTCGAATCTGTATTATACAGACACACGAGCAAGAAATGCTATTGGACTATCCGATGTTGGTGGAGACGGTTCACTTGCATATGATTCTGCGACAGGTAGATTTACCTACACAGGCCCAAGTGCATCTGAAGTAAGAGCGCATTTCAGTGCTGGTGGGGATATGTCCTATGATAGTTCGACAGGAGTATTCTCTATTGATGTCGAAGATATTTACTCACAAGCAAACTTTGATAGTGATTTCCTTACACGACTTGAAACACAGATTGACAGTGCGGGTATTACTACTCTCACAACCACTACGGGAACAATTACAACCGCAACGATTAATTCTGCGACAATAACAAATCTTACAAACACAAATCTTCTAACAGGAAATCAAGCAACTTTTGACAGTGCTAACATAACAAACTTACAACTTCCTGATAACGGAGTCATGAGATTTGGTGATGAGGGTGATTTTTCAATCACTCACAATGGTTCACACACAGTTCTAAAAGATGGTGGAACTGGCGATTTATATATCGAAGGTTCGAAGATACATTTATCCTCACAGAATAATGGGAATCCAATATTCGTAACAACAGGTGATAATGATGGTGTCAAACTCTTTGATTCGTCAGGAGATATTAGACTTTATACTCACTCAACTGGAGTGAATGTTGTTGGTGCATTAACTTTTGGGTCATTGACCAATACGACATCTGATATCAGTGAAGGAACAAATCTTTACTATACAACAGCAAGAGCAGATTCCGATGCAAAGAATGCCGTATCTGCTAGTGGAAATGGTATTGCATATAACAGCACAAACGGTCAGTTCTCATTAAGTGGAACGATTGATAGTGCAAGACTTCCAGTATTAACACTGGATAATATTACGGACAATGGTGCAACAACAACTAATAATATCACCGTTGCAAATCTAACAACAACTACGGGTGTAATCAACGTTGAGACCACAGCGACTTCGGTGTCCGCTGGTGGTGAAACCGTCATTGATACACAAGCGCACGATTCGGACTTTATGACCATCGAGTATCTTGTTCAGGCAACAGACGCAACAGCAGCTGAAATACACTCAACAAAAATCATTGCGATATACGACAAAACAACATCAATTTTATTTAATGAATTTGGAACTGTGTTCTCAGGGGATAGTGACCTCGGAACTTTGACTGCGGATGTAAATGGTGATAATGTTCGTCTTCTCTTTAATAGAAGACCAAACAATGCGATTAACATTAACTTAACCAAAACGGTTATTAAGTCTTAGGGATAGTGAACTATGGCAAATCATAATTTCAAGGTTAAAAAAGGACTCGAAGTAGCTGGAGCAGCCACTCTTGATTCCGATTTAACAGTAAAGGGTAGTGCATCCGTAACTGGAGGTGTAACTGCCAACGTAACAGGTAATGTGACGGGTAATGTCACAGGTAACGTAACGGGTGACGTAACGGGTGACGTAACGGGTAACGCTGATACAGCGACAACCCTTGCGAATGGTCGAAACTTCTCTATCACAGGAGATGTGACTGCATCCAATGTTTCGTTCAACGGTAGTGGTGACGTATCACTTACTGCAACAATTGACAGTAGTGGTATCAATCATCTCAAAACAGATGACCTTCCTGAAGGAAGTTCAAGCCTCTATTATACCACAGCACGTGCTGATTCGGATGCTAAAAATGCAATCAGTTTAACCGATGCGGGTGGCGATGGCTCTATGTCATACAATTCATCAACTGGTGTCATTACATACACTGGGCCAGGTGCTGTTGAAGTTCGGTCTCATTTTCAATCGGGCGGTGGTATTGCATACAGTCTTGCAAACGGTCAGTTTAACATTGATTCAGCACATGTCAAGGACATGTTTGCTGGTAATAAGGGTCTATCATACTCAGACGGAACATTCAATATCGATTCCTCTAATGTCAGAGGTATGTTCTCAGGTGGAACAGGCGTAACATATACAAGTGGAACAGGTGCAATTGCAATCGGTCAGTCCGTAGGAACTACTGACGATGTGACATTCGGTAAAGCAACTCTTGATAGTGCGGTTACCGAAGGTATTGATTTCACAATAACAAAGAATAATCCACCACATCTTCGTGGTCGTATGTTCTACGATTCAGATAAGGATGCATTATCATATTATAATGAAGCGTCCGATGTAACACTAAACCTTGCACAAGAACACGTGATTCGTGTTTATAACGAGACGGGTGCAACCATTCCAAATGGTTCTTGTGTCTATATCAATGGTGTGGATGAGCATCAAAACGAATTTGACCCAACTGTTGCTCTTGCTCGTGCAAACGATATTAATACCGCAAAAGCAATCGGTATTGCAACTCACGATATTCCTGATAACGGACACGGTTATATAACTCAGTTCGGGACAGTGGGTGGTGTTAATACAGGCAGTCTAAACGCTGGTGATGCACTTTATGTGAGTGAAGATTCTGCGGGTAAATTCCAAACAACTCCGCCTGACCACAACACAGGTGGTTTTCCTCATCACATTGGTTTTGTTCTAAGACCCGATTCGTCAGACGGTTCTGTTATTGTATTCAAACAGGACGAATCTTTTGATACAGTTCGTATTGCGAGAGACCTTCGTGTTGACCAATGCATTATTTCTGATTCTGCAAGTATCAAACTGATTGGTATGAACTCCACTGAGTTTGATGATACAAATCTTCCAAGTAGTTTACCAACCTTCCGTGAAGGTAACTTGTTCTACTTCCAAGGGCCAGATGCACTGACTTATTCTAATGCATCTATCAATGTTAAACTTGGTCAAGATGATGTTATTCGTGTGTATAATGCTTCGGGTGCTCAGATTGACAAAGGTAAAGCGGTTTATGTAACAGGCGCACAGAACGACTTCCCGACAATCGAACTTGCACAGGCAGATGACTTTGATACTGTATATAATACTATCGGTCTTACTGGACACAATATTGCTAACGGAGCATTTGGTTTCGTATCGGTTCGTTCACTCTTTGGTGGTCTGAATACTGCTGGATTCACAGTCGGTGACAGAGTTTATGTGTCACCTGATAGTGCGGGTGAACTCGTATCAACTATTCCATCGTTCCCTGACTTTCCATTCGAGGTCGGAACGGTTCTGATTGCTGACTCTGCTGGAGGTGGTGCAGTCGGTGGTTGTATTCAGGTTGGAACTCGTGCAGAAATCTTTCAGACATTTAGAACACAATCTAACGCTCGTGTTGACGGTAACCTGACCGTTGCGGGTAACCTTAATATTCTTGGAACTGAAACCAAGACTCAGGTTGCTACACTGGCGGTTGGTGACCAATTCATCTCAGTTCAAGAGGGTGATACAGTTACCACAGTTCAGGCAACAGGTAATGGACTGAATGACCTAACATTCAAAGACCATTATAAAGGTGACAACACCGAAACCTTCTTCGTGGAAATCTTCGATGCAGGCGCACAAGATGTCCTCAAATGGGGTATTGACTCCGCAAGTGGTGGGCCAGGCGTAGGTAACTTTACCTATCTGAACTTTGATTCTGATGGTGGTCAGTTAACATGGAATCTTTCTACAGACGGAAATGAGAATATTCCTCTGCGTTCTAATATTACTATTGATGTCGCTGCTACAACAGGACACGACTCAGGTGATATTTGGAGTGGTGCAGTAGCACCTCTGAACGAAGACTTCGGTTTCTTCGGTAACTATAATACACCGTCTCAACCATTTACTCATGCTGGTTTCTTCTACGATGCCTCTGCATCTAAGTTCAAGTTCTTTGATAGATTTGATTCAGATATCTCAGGAGCTATAGATGTCAGTGGGTCAAACTTCACACTAGGTGAAGTCGAAGCAGATACATTCACGGCAACAACATTCTCAGGTGCATTGAGCGGTAACGCATCCACAGCAACAACCCTTGAGACAAACCGTAACTTTAATCTGACAGGTAATGTTACTGCATCTAACGTTGCATTTAACGGTAGTGGTAATGTTTCATTATCTACAACAATTGCAAACGATGTAATTACCAATGCAATGATTAATTCTGCTGCTGAGATTGAGGATAGTAAACTTGCAAACATTTCGACTGTTGGTAAAGTTCTAAACTCTGCGACAACTGCTACAAGTGCAAATACCGCTTCTGCAATTGTTGCTCGTGATACAAGTGGTAACTTCTCTGCGGGAACAGTATCCGCTGCTCTGACAGGTAATGTGACAGGTGATGTGACAGGTGACGTAACAGGAACGGTATCTGATATCTCTAATCACACAACGGCAGATTTGACAGAAAATACAAATCTATATTATACCGATGCAAGAGTATCGACAAGAACAGATACGATTCTGAATCACGCTAATCATACCAACATTACGGTAAGTAAAGTCGGTGCAGAATTAAGATTGAGTGCTTCGGCTGCGGGAACAAGTTATGCAGACTCGGATGTCCAAGCATATCTAAGTGCGGGAACAGGATTATCTCTCAATGGTTCAGGTCAATTCTCAACCAACGATGGACAGATTGTTCACGATGACTTATCAGGATTTGTTGCAAACGAACACATTGACCATAGTGGAGTATCCATAACGGCGGGTGCTGGTCTTACTGGTGGTGGAACAATTGCTGCCACAAGAACAATCGATGTGGTTGGTGGTAAAGGTATTATCGCAAATGCAAATGATATTCAGGTTGACTCCGATAATATTAAAGGTATGTTTAGTGATGGAACAAATACTACATACAGTGATGGTTCGTTCAGTATTTCGGACGCAACAATTCGTAGTAAATTTAGTGTATCAGGTGATTTGAGTTATGACTCATCTACTGGTCAATTCTCATTCAGTGAGACATACTCAAGTGCATCCGAACTATTGACTGCATTGAAAACAGTTGATGGTGCGACTTCGGGTCTTGATGCTGACTTACTTGACGGTAACTCTTCTGCATACTACAGAAACGCATCGAACATCAATGATGGAACACTGAATCCAGCACGAATTGGACAACCATCCAGCGGTGATTGGTGGAACAATACTCCTGTAAGAGTTCTGAACGATGGTGTTTCAGAAATGGGTAAATATATCGACTTCCACGATTCGGATGGAGACACCACAGACTATGCAGTAAGACTTACAGCTGCAAGAGATAAACTAACATCAAGTGAAAACTTGTTTGTCAATGCAAATAGAGTATTGACTACTGCGGACGAAGGGGCAGGTAATGGTCTTGATGCTGATACACTTGATGGTCAACAGGGTTCGCACTACAGAATTAATGTCTACAACAATAGTGGAACGTTGTTAAACTAAGGATAAATAGTTATTATGAGTGTGCAATATTTATATTCTGAAGTTTCAAATCTGAGTGATTGGGACGATACTGCTTGGAATAGATGTCTTGAGGAATCTTGGAGTTCTTTGAATAACTCTATGGATTGGGATGCCTTTGCCAAGGTATTTTATAATGATAACAGTGTGAGTGCTTCAGGTTATACTGACCGTCAGAAAAAAGATTGGTTACGACAAGATTTACGAAATGCGATAGGTAACCCAAACTTCAAGGTGTTATGTTCGTATCGGAATGGTTATATAATTAAGTTTATGAAAATAAGATACACCGAAGAATCTGAAGGTGGTAATCGAATGGAATTTGTCTTTTTGGTTGTTGGTCGAGATGATAATGGTAGTAAAAGATTTGTTGTTACTGAAATTCCTATACAAAGGAAAGCATTTAGAAAACTTGCTAGGTCTCTTGGAGTTAGAAAAGTAAATATACACGTATGTAATCTTGCAAATACATCTATGAAAAGACATTGGGAAACATACTATAAAGTTAGTTCAAGTTTTCAAAGCGAAGAGACCTCAGATAATCCTAACGATGACTCTGTTAAATCAAATCACATATTACCTGACGATGATACGGATTTAGAAGGATAAATATAAGTATGTCAAAAAACTATGTAACAAGAGAAATACTAGGTGATGAGATTAACGACTCGGACTTGAGTTCGGCGATTAATGCATCATGGCCGAAGATGAGGTCTATAATGGATTATACTTCTAATGCGCCTTCGTTTCTTGTTGGTGACGATAGTGACGCAACAAATAAAAACGTATTAGAACATTTAATTAGAAACGGCGGTAGTCGATGCGAGAGATTATTAGTTGTTGAAGATGCTAATGATAACAACAGACAACTAAGTTTTCAGACTGCATATATTGACGATAATCATTACACAATTGATTTGTATCTAGCAGGGCCAGACGGTAATGGTAGTAGAGCATGGACAAAAACAGATGTTCCAGCAATTAGAAAGTCTTTTCGTTCTATGTTAAAAGAACAGGGCTTTGATAAATTTGCGCTTGATATAAATTCGGCACTTGGAATTAAAAACCACGTTGATGAATTCTATGCTGGAGAAAGTAATGATGCGGATAACGGTGTCAGGGATGAAAATGAAAATATGCATCTCTATAAAATGAGGATTCCTACGGAGTAAAATAAATGACGTATAATAAATTAAACTCAAGACAAGAATTAACGGATTATTGTCTCCGTAAACTTGGTCACCCTGTAGTGGAAATTAATGTTAGTGATGAACAAATCGATGATAGAATCGATGATGCATTACAGATGTATTTTGAACATCACTCAGATGGTTCTCACCGAATGATTTTTCCATTGAAAATTACTGATATCATGTTAGCAAGAAGTGTAATCGATTTTGACAGAATTGTCAACGATGACCCGCCAGGCGAACAGGCGGCAAACCAAATTTGGGCAAACGGTAACCTTGGTAAACGTATTATTTCTATACTCAATGTATTTCCGTTTGAAGATACATCCTCTGCACAAAACTTTATGGACTTAAATTATCAGATTCGTCTGAATGATATGGGAGACCTTGCAGGCGGTCTAGGAGAACTTGCATACTACGAACAACTTCAACAATACCTATCACTAAGTGATATGAAACTTACAGGACACCCACAAATTAGATACTTGCGTAGAGAGAATCTATTATTCATTGACGGTGACTTGAAAGATACAAACAGTCCACTCAAAGCGGGTGACTTTTTGATGATTGAATTTTATGTTCACCAAAGAACAGATGGTAGTGCGGACTCTCTTTACGATGATTTGTTTCTAAAAGAATTTGGAACTGCACTTCTTAAAAGACAGTGGGGAGAAAACCTAAGTAAGTTTGATGGTGTTACTTTGCCTGGCGGAGTAACCGTCAATGGTCAAAGAATGATTGATGAAGCAAATACCGAAATTGAACAAATCAGAGAACGTATCCATAATGAGTATGATTTACCACCTACAATGTTTGTGGGGTAAATAGATGGCGACTAATAAATATTTCAACTACGGTAACAGACCACAACAGAATCTATACGAGAATCTTGTCATAGAATCCATTAAATTCTATGGTCAGGATGTCTATTACTTACCTCGTGAAATAGTCAACAAGGATAAACTTTTCCTTGATGATGTTCCGTCTACGTTTGGTTCTGCATACAAAGTTGAAATGTATATTGAGAATGCTGAGGCATTTGAAGGTGAAGGTGATATCTTTACTAAGTTTGGTATCGAATTGCGAGACCAAGCAAACTTTGTTGTTGCAAGAAAAAGATGGAAATCTTTGATTGGTAATAACCTAGAGAAACAAAATTTTAGACCAAGAGAAGGTGACCTCATATATCTACCTATGTCCGAATCCTTGTTTGAGATTCAAAAGGTAGAGACCGAAACACCGTTCTATCAACTCAAGAATCTACCAACATTTAGATTACAAGCTGAATTGTTTGAATACAATGATGAACAACTCGATACAGGTATTGAAAATATCGACATCATTGAAGCAGAACATGCATTTACCTATCGACTTACTATGGATTCAAGCGGTGGTGGATACACTGTTGGTGAAACTATAACACAGACATTTGACGATTACACTATGTCAGGGGAAATCACAAACCTTAGTGACAGTGATGATGGAACATACTTTATCGACATTGCACATTCAGGTGCATCCGATGGTAAGTTCCATGAATGGACAACCACTAAACTTATCAGTGGTGATACCTCGGGCGCAAGTGCGACACCATCTCTTGTTGCAGAATTACAACAAATTCAAGAAGATGCACAGAATCAGTTCTTCGATGATTTTGAGAATGATTTCTTAGACTTCTCTGAATCTAATCCATTTGGAGATGCATCATAATGTTTGGCACATGGTTCTATCATAAACGAGTAAGAACTGCGGTATCCGTATTTGGTTCTATGTTCAATGACTTATATGTTCTACGTCAGAATAGTAGTGGTGCGACAGTATCACAAGTAAAAGTTCCGCTTGCATATGCACCTCGCAGAAACTTCATTGCACGTCTCGAAGAGATGAATAATGGAGAAGACTCTGAAAGAAGAGTTGCAATGAAACTACCTCGTATGTCTTTTGAGATTACGAGCATGGCATATGACCAAGAACGACAACTACCAAAAGTCAATAGTATATCAAAAGCATTAAGCGGAACAACAAATTCAAGACAAAAAATTTATACCTCGACACCATATAATATGGCATTTCAGTTGAGTGTATATGCAAAGACACAAGATGATGCACTACAAATTGTAGAACAGATTCTACCCTATTTCAAACCGCAATATACTGTATCGGTAAAACCTTTCAGTGACATTCCGTCATTGATTGAGGACGTTCCTATAACACTCACGAGTGTTGCATTCGAAGATAACTTTGAAGGTGCGATTGGAGAAAGAAGGACAATCATATACACATTGGACTTCGAGATGAAAATCAACTTCCATGGCCCACTTGATACTGGTTCTAAGATTATTCGTGATGTAAGAACAAACTTTCACCTACAGAATGCGGGACTATCTGATAGTGATGTCTTGGTTCAAGCATTACAAATTATACCTGACCCTAATACGGTAAGTGCAGATAGTGATTACGGATTCGTAGAAAACTTCTTTGATTCTGCGGGTGGTCAATTAATAGATAGACTGTCCCCATATGTCGATTCTGACTATGTGGCAGACGGATACTTTAGTCCATAATAGGAGAAAACATGGCTATTACTTTAAGAAATACTAAGGGTTCTGCTCTGTCCCACACAGAGTTGGACGCTAACTTTACGACACTAGACGAGAAACCTGATTCTGCTGCTGTAAGTGGGATTATTACCGCAACAGTTGATAGTGATTATGTGCAGCTAAGACAGACAAGTGGTGGTGGAAGTGGATTAGATTCTGCTGCTGTTCTTGGTATCTCTCTTGCAAATGTTGTTGAAGATACTACACCACAACTTGGTGGGACTTTACAAATGAACGGTAATGTGGTAGAATATACATTTATCCTTGGCGGTGATGGTAGTAACTATACATTCACTGACAGTGGAGATAACTTCTTTGCTGATGCGGGAGAAGCTGACCCGACTCTGAATCTTCGAAGAGGTGAGAAGTATAGATTCTACAATACTGTTTCGAGTTCACATCCATTTGAA